CTCTCCGCATGTTGGATTTGGCCAAGTATCAATCCAAAGGTAGTAAGTACCTGCGGATAATTGTTGTGTAAACATTGTTGAAGAACCACTTGACGTTGTGGAGTAGTTTAAAACATTACTATTAGACGGTGTACATGACGAATGTAGGGATAGTATTTTCCAAGTAGCGGTACCTCCTAAATCAAATTGATAATTCCCCCCTCCCGATGGTACGGTTATTGACCATACGGCATCTTCTCCATTACCATAATTAACCGATCCAAAAGAATTGTCAGGATAATCGTTCGTTTTTCCACAAGTAGATTGGGTTCCTGTTGTTGTGGTACCTCCGACTGTTACAGGTACAGAAAGAGATGTAACCGTACTACAATTTGTATTGTTATTTAATGTTGTTGATATGTCGTATACATAGGTTGTTCGTCTATTTGCGTTACTACCTATCTTATCACCATTGATTCTTAATATTACAGATGATGATGGTTCATTCACTAACACGGTATATGTCGTTCCAACAGTTGGAACACTGGTAAATGACTGTACTACAGTCCAAGACGTTCCTCCATTCGTTGATTTCTCAACAAAAAAATCTCCGTTAGATCCGGATGATCTAACATTTAATGTTAATGTACCACACGTGTTCATTGATGGGAATCTTAGTTTACCTTGATCAGTCCCTCCATTAGTTGTTGACGAAGCTAATTGCACAAATCCCACCGAACCTGAACCATTTGCCACCCCTGTTGGTGAAATTATTGATTGTGTCATTGAGAATGTCCCCGAACCAACTGTTTGAGTCCAAGTACCATAAGTATTTCTTGAAGTCCAAGACTGAAAATTATCATTAATTTGTGAAAATACGTTACTGTTTGATAATACGCAAAACAAGAAAACAAAAAATAAATATTTCATATGATGTTAATTTTATTAATAAATACTTATGAAAAAATTTATATTCAACCATTAACTTAAATTGTTGAATATAATGGTAGTATAAATTAGCAAACACAAAAAAAGGAGACAATTTCTTGTCTCCTTTCTCTTATTCGGTATTAATTGATTATCTCAATTCTCTCAAGTCAAATGTTCTAACTCCATCAACTGTGATACGTCCGTAGAAACGGTTGTTAACCATTTTCTTAGCGTATCTCGTCATTATACCTTTGATAGGTGTAAAGTTGAATGGGTTATACATTGTAGGTGTCAATTGTAACGGTACATACGGTGCGTAGATGTAACCTGTATCCAACAATGATGTTCCTTTATGTCCTACTAACACTGTGTTAGCCGGGAAGTAAGGATCACGGAATACTTGGTAACGTCCTGCAAGAGTACCAACTCTTTCAATACCCATGTTATACTGATCTTGCTCAGGAGACGCATTAGATACGTGGAAGTATTCTAAGTCATCAAAGATTGCAGAAATCTCAGAAGAAACAACGATCCAGTTAGCTCCACCTCTCAATGTTGATTTGTGAATTTGTGCTGACAATTGGTTAATCGCAGTAATCAAAGTTTGATTCCAATCTTTTTGAGTATAAGATGTTGTTAAAGACAATCTTCTCCATCCGTTGTAATCCCAACGTAAGTTCCAAGCCGCTCCTTTTCTCAAGTCACGTAAGATCTCACGGTCAATCTCAGCTGCAACTTGCTCAGATAACAATGCAGTTAACTCAGCCTCAGCGTCGATGTTATGGAATGCCGCAACGTCTTGAGCTAACTCAGGAGACCATTGTGCTCTTAATTTTCTTTCAGTTACAGAAACAGTTACTGATTCTAAATCGAAAGAAACCTCACCAATTTTATCTTCAAACTCTAAGTTTTTATATCTTCTGTAAACCGCAGTAAATGAAGAACCTGAAAGTATTTGAGTTAAAGTTGTTCCTGTGTATCCATCTAATGTAGTACCACAAGTAGCACATACAGGACAAGATAAATCAACTTCTAAATAGATACAACCTTCTTGGTCACAGATATCATAGTAAGAACCACCGTTTCCACCTGGAGTTCCATTAGTTGCACCTGGGAAATTTGTTTGTTGTTGTTGACCATATTTAACAATTCCTTTACCGTAGATTTGTGTTACAACTCTAAATAATAATGGACCGTTACCTACAGTACAAGGTGAACCTTCAGAAACAGTTAAACCTGAATCTTTAATGATTTTAAGGTCAGATAAGAAAGATTCAGTATCAATTTCGTTACCGTCAGGTCCGATTAATTTACCTTCACCAGCTCTGTTAAAATCACACATTTTGATAATAACTTTTCTTACTCCTGTCGCCGCAGTGTACAATGGGTTATTGTTACCTGCATTGTCTAAAACACTACCGTTCCAAACTTGTACAGTTGTGTCCGCAGTAACTGCAGTCCACTCACCTTTAGAGTAATCAAACAATCCAGCAGGATCTAACTCAGCTTCTGAACCTTCGTAGAATAAATCATAAAGGTTTTTAGCGTAAGGGTTACCTGTTGTTCCACCTGGATATCCTGCGTTTTCATCTGCAGTTGGTCCGTTAGGTGATCCGATTGGTCCGAAGTGTTGTCCACCATTTGCGTCAGACCCACTTGTGTATCCTTGGATACGAGGTACAAAGAAGAACAATTTACCAATTGGTAAGTTCATTGCTTGTACAGAAACGATTTCGTTAGCCAATAATTTAGAGAAAACTCTTCTTACGATTGGGAAAACAACTGTTTCGAATGCTCCGTTAGAACCTTCAGAAGTTGCTTCGTTAATCAAGAAAGAAGCTTGGTTTTCATACAACTGTGCTACGTTTTCTTTTAGGTGACCTTTAAGGCCTTCAAGGAATCCTAATTTATCCCATTTGTTAATAGTATCTTCTTTGATAACTTTAAGGTGTTTTAACCCAATATTACCAACAAGACCTGATTCTAATAATGCTCCCATTTTTTTGGTTTTTTATTTTTTTTTAGTTTATTTTTATTTTATTTTTCCCATTAAATCTTTCATTCTCAAAAACTGAGGATTTTCATAAGTCTTAGATTCAATCAAATTAACGGCTGATCCTGATACAGGAGTTTTAGTTACCGCTTTTTCGAATGATTCGTTAAGTGAAGATTCCTTAGTTGTTTCAGATGAGAATTCATCCTTTAATGATTTGTAAAGACTTTTAGATTCTTTAAGTGTTTCAACATTGTCGAATCGTCTAAGTATATTTATTTTTTCTTGTTTTGTTGTTGAATGTTCTGTAAACAGTCTAGTTGCGTAAGCCAAGTTAGAGTTGAAAACCGCCACTTCATTTAATTTAGTTCTGAAAAGATTTAAAGCCTTTCTGTACTCTTCATTTTTAGACTTAAGTAATTCTACTTCAGTTTCACTAATATGTTGAGGAGCCGCTTTTGGTTTTGGTAAACCTTTTCTACCAAATCGTGTTCCCGCACCTAATGTACGTGAAGCTTCTTTAGTTTCTCTCTTTTTGATTGGTCTGAATTCACCGTCTAAATTTTCACCATCTTTATATGTGAATTTTTTAGCACTTCCTGTATTGATCATTTTCTTACCTTCTTTTTGTTTGGTAGTTTTATAATCCATAGTTTGTCCGTACTTAAATTTAGGTGATCCCATTCCCATTCCTTTAGCTTTAAATTTTGATTCCATTACATGATCCATGTCTTCTTCATCCATGTCTTCTTCATCCATTTCGATTTCATAAAGAACTTCGTCAGTTTCAGTTTCATACATTGGAGTTTCGTCCATTTCATGGTGTCTACGACTCATACCCATGTCGTCATCTTCCATGTCATCATATGACATTTCAAAATCGTCCATTTCAATTTCATACAAAGTTTCGTCTAATGTTAAATCATCTTCTTCATCAAGTTCTTCTTCTTCGTATTGTTCAGAAAGTTGGATAAAATAATCAGCTCCTGTTTCAGTATCTGATAATGTAATGTTATTGTTCGCATCTTTCTTTACGATAACTCCATCTTCGTCATCCATAGATTTGAAAACTTTGATTACATCTGACATATCTGCTCCAGTCATGTCAATTGCATCCTCATCGTCTTCCATACCCATGTCCATGTCTTCCATGTCGTCATCTTCCATATCATCTTCCATATCCATAGGTTCAGCACCTAAGTCTACATCTTCGACATCATCTTCTTGACCTTCAGGTTCAACAACCTCTTCTTCGTCTTCAACATCAATCTCTTCTTGTTCTCTAAGAGATTCTTTTACTAATGAGCTGATTTCATCCTTCATGGTAGAAGAAAGTATTCCTTTTGCATTTTCTTTAAGAGCTTCTTCCAAATGCTTGATTTGGAATAAAGTATCTTCAACAACTGATTTTTTGTTCATCTATAGTTTGTTTTACAATATAAATAGTGTGTAAATTAAAAAAATTCAATTTTTATGACTTTAAGGCAAAAAAAAATGGAAATAACTAATGTTATTCCCATCTTAAAATTTAATTTAAATAATGATTAATCGATCACCTCATCAATTTTACTTTCAGTGATTGATGTGATTCTCCAATCCATCGTATAGTGTTCATATACTTTAGTTACTTTAGCTTCAACATCAGTTGGGGTATATCCCAAGACCAATTTTTCTTCTCTTGTTTTTTTTACTTTTCCTGATTCAGTATCTAATAAATCAGATGTGATTTTAGCCACAAAATACTTTTCTCCTTGTTCCATAGTTTTTTTTTATTTATCTAAATAATCGGTTAATCTTTTCATTAAGTCAAGTGATTTGTTTCCACTTTCACCAACATGGCGATCTACCGACATTTTTTTGTCTTCTTCTAAGTTCTCTTCATATTTCATTCTATCGTTCTTATCTTGGAAAAGATATGCTCCTGGTGTTGACGGTGACGATACAAGGTCAAAACAAATAAGTTCAAAATCATCTTGTACTTCATTTTGTTCCCCAACCTTTTTAAGGGATCCCACACCACGAGATGATATACCTAAAGTAACTCCCTGACGTAAGTAGTTTGCCGCCAAATCTCCTTTAGTAGATACAACCCCTCTTTCATGGAAACCAGGACTTGTTAACAATTTAAGTTTACCTAATAATACAGGACCATCCCACCATATGTCAGTAATAATATGTGACACACGATCCAAGTCAATTAAAGAAGACTCAGGGTGGTTTAATTCAGATAATGAGGTTCCTTTCTCAATCATCTTTCTATAGTTATCCGCCTCTCTCTTTAAGATCTTCTCAGGATATACCCTACCATTTCTGTTAGGGGTATTATATTTTTGTAAAACCGCATAAAATTCAAATGGTTTTGAATGATCCAAATGATTTGCCGATTCTTTTAATATCTCGTAATTACGACCTTCCTTTGGGTTAATATATCCCGCATCGTATTCAATAAGGATTCCTCTACCCGTATCTTTAGGTCCTAAAATTTTATATTCACCCATAATAAGTTTTAGTTATAAATATTAGGCCGTTTCCGTTTTTATCTTAATAGGTTTAGAATTTCCATTTTTTGTTAAATAAAATTTGAAGTTGGGATTACTAATTAATACATCTGAATAAATTTCTTTTACTAATAATTTGAGTGTTTTCTTTAATTTTAAAGATTTAAAATCGATTGGTTCATTTAAGAATAGATTAATCTCTAAATTCATGAATGATTTCTTTTTAAGGTGTAGACCGCTTGTTCTAAGATCTAAGTCTACTATAAATTTATCGTCAAACATTGTCTTATCTAATTTGTGAAAGACCGTATGTTTAATTGATCGACTCATATTGAGGACAACTCTTGTCCAATTTTCAGAGTCTTTTTTTGGTTCAACCCAAGTTTGGATGTTTAGGTAAAGAGATTTAAACTCTTTTGAATCTACCGTCCCATAGACTATTTTAGATGTTCTAAAGCCATTGATTTTTTCGGTTTTGCCTTTTTTCATAAATTTTTTTCATACTGATA